TTATTCAAAATGTGCAGGCGCCAGCGCTCTGATATAGGCCTGACAAGCCTGCAAGGCGATCAGTCCACGGTCGCCTTCGCCGGTGATGGCGACAATTCGTCGAGCATGCGCCGGGTCAAGTCGGGCGCGTACGGTTGCATGATCCACGCCGCCGGCGCCGGTGGTGGCTGACACACCGCAGCCTTGGGCAGCATCGCCTGCGTCGATGAGGACTGACAGGCGCAGATCAGCAGTGGCAAGACGATCGCGCAGGCGATCCTGATCACGTTGGGCATCGTTCAGTGCTCGGTAATGAGTTTGTTCACTGGCCGCGAGCCGTTGCTCAACGGCCAGTCGCTTGTCCTGCTCGGCCTGTTGCGCAGTCGCGGCCGTCAGGGTCAGTTGATTGAGGATTTCGGCGTGCTGCCGGGCCTGCTCGGCCAGTTGCCGACCGTAGCGCCAGTCCTGGAATTGCCACGCCAGCGCCGCCGACCCTGCGACCAGCAGCACCAGGCCAATCAGCCGCCAGATGCTCAGACCGAAGGCAGGCATAGCACCGCCCTCGCCCGCCCCCAAAGCTCCAGGCGATCCTGCAAGCCGTTCAACCCGCCGTTGATCCGCCGGGTAATGCTGTTGAACTGATCCTGATCCGCCAGCGCGTTCAGGCCATTCTTCTCCCAGAACCACGCAGCGGACTCGGCCGCCCATTGCGGTTGTTCCAGCAGTTCCGGCAGCGCCAGCAAACGCTCATCGCCGAACAGCCCGAGACTGCACTGGCGATAGTTGGCGCGCCCGGTGATCTGGATCAACCCGCGACCGCGATACTTCTGCCCGTCGCCATCCGCCTCGGGCGTGTTACCCAGGCGCAAGGCCAGCGTACCGGTGTCGTATTTGCTCAGGTATTGGTTGTTGCCCAGTTCACGCACGTACTGCAACTGCCCCGATTCGTGTCCGATCTGGGCGAGAAACGCAGCGATGCGCTTGGGCGTGTCGATGCGATGGCGCGCCATGGCATCGTTGAGTGCAGAAACAAAAACGCCCGCTTGGCGGCGGGCGTTGGGCATGATGTTGAGTAGGTTGTCTTCAGTAATTTGCATAATGCTCGATCCTCCCTGGATGCGCCGATTGAAACACGGATGGCGACCAAAGCTGATCAGCCATTGTTTACCTCAGTTTTCAGCGTGCTGTCCGGGGACACCTGGATCATTCGCTTGAACAACCCCAGCATGCCTTGATTGGCCGTCAGCCTCTCTAGCGGCGGGTCCAGTGGCAGTACCTGTCCTCCGGAAACCAGCCACTCCTGGTACTCGAGCCAGTCCCGATTAACGGGATCCTGTGGAATAAACGCTGAATCACTCAGGCGCAGAACGCCATACGATGTGAGCTGATAACTCATGGACTTGTCCCTAGATTTCCGCGTCCGCGGTCCAATCGACCTGCAATGCCTGCCCGGGAAAGCTGCCTACGGGCGTCACGGTGGCAAGCGCAAACCCTCGCTCGCTCACACTTTGCAGGATGGTTCCTGTGCAGGCCTTCGCAAGCGATGAATGCCAGACTTGATTGCTCGCCTCACCAGGGCAATACGTCACGACCGTTGGCTGAACTCGCTTGGGCACCTGCATATCGATGCACATTCCATATTGGCCGGAATTGGCTGCCGCTACTTGGGAAAAAGTGGCGATACAGGTTCCTGGGCCGTTGTTCGAACGGATCGGCAAACGGTTTACAAAGGATTTTTCGAAATAGCGCTGACAGAGAGTCAACTCTTCCGCCGCTGGACGGTATTCAAACGGTGTTGCAACCGGCCCCTCCTCCAATTGCATCTGTGCCAGATCGACGGTCTGCAACACGTTGAGCGGCAGATCGAACGACAAGGTCAGGCAGTCATTCACGCCCAGCATTTTCCCGGCGATGGTTGGCACCTGAAACGTTGCGCTGTATTTCTTCCACGACGTACTCAGTTGAAAGACGTCGACAACCTTCACGACACCCTCCGAACCGCCCGCCCCGAATTGCTGGGCAATCGTGACACGCAAAGGACGCGTCGCATCGGATCGCGCCCAGAAGCTGACTGTCGCCATTCGTCCGGCCAGGGTCCTGACCGATTCAATGCTCTGGGCGACTTTATGCACCGTTGCTCCCGTGCCTGCGGTGGCCTGCTGCCAGCGCAGGAAATAAGCGGGTTCACCCACGACTTCCGTTTGACCGAGGGGAAAATCCTGGCGCGAAATGCTGACACCTGCGTTGCCGTTCCAGTCGCACCGAAAGCGATCCGCCACATAGCCACCGATGTTCGGCCCCTGATTGGTCGTGCCGCGTTGCCAGATATTGAATCCACCATTGATCAACAGATTCTTGCGATACACCTGCACAGGAAACTGCTGCAGCGGATCAGGCTTGGCCAGTTGCCGAATGGCCTGTGCCAGTTGATCGGTCTGCTCCTCATCCGGCGTCAGACCGGCGGCCGTGATCGCGTTGAGAATTTCCTGGGTCACACTGTTTCCCCAACTGGCCGGGATCAACGATCCCGGTTTTCCGGCGATGGGGTCTTCATCGACGAACTTGCCATTCTCCAGGCCTGAGCCGGGAACGCTTTTCGGATAATCCATGTTAATTCCTCCTTGATCAGATCATCGGCTCAGCCCTTTGAGCGCAGCAAGCCTTCAAGCCAGTCGGGCTCTACCGGACGAGCCTGGGCATCCGGAAATTCCGGATCATTGGGCCAGTCGCGCAGTGCCTGTCGATAGGCGAGAAGTTGTTTGAATTCGTCGGTGCGCAGAGTGGTGCCTTCGCCGACTTCCAGCTCTTCGGCATCGCGAAGAACCAGCCATTGGGTGCGATCCAGTACCTTGTCTCGCCAGGCCCTCTCTGTGTCATCGGGGATTTGCTCAGCCAGTAGCACCCGTTCCGGGCGTCCGTTGGCGGTCAGAGAAAGAACGGTTCCTTTTGGAGCGTTCGAGACCAGCGCGCAATACTCGCCCTCGCTTAATTCAAAGGCGTCCACAGGAATATTGGTGCCGTGTAGATCGGAGTGATAAAAGCCGGAAGTTGTCGGAGAAAAATAGTACATGCTCAATATCCTATTCCGATGACACGAGCGGCAATGGAGCCTGACGGCCATTCAGGACAACGTACATTTATGCCTGCCTGCCGACTCACGGTCGCATTATTGTTCCAGATCAGTTGCGTTCCGGATGCCGTGCCTTCATGGGAAGCGACTGCAAGAAACAGCGCGTTGGGAAAGACCAGCGGCCATAGATTCAGATCGCCATAACCATTGTTCCCCGCCTGGCTGGCCGCCCCGGTGATCCACTGAATGATTAGTCCACCCATCCACGAGGGGAAAACGACATAGCCGGATGCCCCCAGCCTCACCATGAACCCTAGCCTGAGTTTTTTAGGGGTCACGACAGAAGTATCACTGACGCCGGCGTTGACCTCCGCCTGAGATGCAACCTTTGCAATCCCCATCAGCGACTCGGTCGCCTGTTGCACCTTCTTCGCTATCGATTGAAACACTCGTAACGGCGTCATCACCTGGGTAGCACTGGTTCCCGACTCTGCTTCGTCCTGACTGGCCAGGCTGTCGCTCTGCTTCTTCGAGATCAGCGTATCGATTGCCGCCCTGAGTTGGGTGTTATCACTCTCATCGGCAGCCGTCCCTGCGCTTTTGATGACTTCAAGAATTTCTTGCGTAACACCATTTCCCCAGCTTGCCGGAATCAACGAACCGGGTGTTCCGGTGAGAGGGTTTTCGTCAACAAACCTGCCATTCACCAAACCTGCACTGGGAATGTTTTTTGGATAATCCATTACCTGTCTCCTGAATATGAATACACGTCCATTCGGCTGCGTCAGGCAGAAACTGCCGTGAACCAGGCAGGCTGCTCAGGCCGCTCAGCGAAGATCTGAAACGAGCTCACGGCAGGCCAGTCGCGCAAGGCCTGGCGGTACTCGAGCAGCTCCAGATACTGCTGAGCCTTGAGCGTTGTTCCACGTCCCAGTTCCTGCTCGTCGCGGTGGCGGGTGACCAGCCATTCGGTGGCTGCGAGCATGGTCTGGCGCCAAGTGCGTTCTGCCGCCAGAGGCTCGCTGTCCTCGACTACAAGGCCCTTGGCGACAATGGGACTTTGCATTGCGCGCGAAGGCTCGACAGCGGGAGCCGCATCGGCCATCGGCGCACCGATTTCAACGTCGACACCTTCGGGCACCTGCACCATCGCCGCGACGAAAGCAGGCGCGAACAGTTGCTCGATCGCGTAGTCACCGGTGTCGATCACTTCGACCGCGACACCGTTTTCAATGCGTGCATAACGGGCCATTACTCGTACTCCCAGATTTCACAGAAGGCATTGCCGCCGGCGCCGCTCACGATTGACGCAGAAGCGTGAACCGAGCAGGAACCACTGCCGCCCGAACCTCGAACACCTGCATTGCCAACGGTGTTTGACCCACTGAAAGGGCCACCACCATCGAACGGACTCGGAGCTCCGCAACCCGACAGCAACCCCCAATTGGCGTTGCTCATTCCGAAACCTCCGGTGATACCGCGAGCACTGCAGAGATTGCCTCCAGCCAGTAATCCACCTACCCCGCCCTGAATGAATCCTGACGAAGTGCCCGTGACCACGATCCCCAGTTTCTGCCCGCCACCACCTCCCGAAACACTCATGTAGCTACCAAAGGAAGCGCCGCCGCCCGCAAGGCCCGTGGTGTTGCTGACAGCGCCCCCGGCGCCAAGCGAAACCGGTACGCCGGCGAGCATTTGCGCGGTGACGTCATACAGGCTTTCCGCATACGCGCCGGACCCGCCACCACCGCCGAGAATTTGAGTGCCTGTCGGAACAGATTCGCATCCGCCCCCAGAACCTCCCGCCCCGACCAATCGAACGCGAATCCGTTTGGCCCTCGGGTTCGGCTTGTAAACCGTAATCCCGACCGTCTCGATCTGTCTGACTGCCAGCAGCCGCCCTACGGCATCGGTAATGCCGTAGCCCGCCAGCGTGGTCGGGGTGTTCTGCAGTTTGGTGAAGTCGACAAGGGCGCCAATGGCCGTTGCCAGCTGGTTGGTTTTGCTCTCGTCAGGTGTCAGTCCGGCGGACTTGATGGCGTTGAGAATTTCTTGCGTGACACTGTTGCCCCAAGAGGCGGGGATCAGTGATCCGGGCGTGCCGGCAACGGGGTTTTCATCGGTGAATACGCCATTGACCAGGCCGACGCCAGGGATGCTGTTTGGATAATCCATTGCACGGTTCCCTATGCTGCGATCAGTTGGTTAAGGTTGCGCCGGGCACTGCCGGCCAGGTGACCTCGCGGGGAAAACCGGCCTGTTTTTCGATGCGGTTCAGCTCCACGCTGTAGAGCTTCCATTCGAGTAATTGCAGTTGCTCTTCGTGGCTGGCGTCGCCGATGTCTTCGGCGTATTGCAGGGGGGCGATGCGCAGGACCGCGTCGCGCAGCAGCGTGTCACGCTTGTCGACAAGGACAGACTTGATCGCGGATAAATGTGCCGCTTCATCGAGCATCCATGCCTGACCATTCCAGATATACCCCTCCCCAGGCCAGAGCTCGGCAGTGAGGTGATCCGGTAACTCACCCGGTTCATCCCATATTTGTTTCGCTCCACTGTCTTTTCTGTAAACCACTCCACGGTGATCGGTCACTTCACGAGGAATATTGTTCACCAGAGCCCAGACACGGCCACTTCCAGGCGATGGCAACTCAAAAGGCAGCTGCACCGAATTACTGGGCAACTGGATGCCGAGACCAGGCGTTTCGGCAAACTCCACGGGACCAGACAGACAGCCCACGTGATCAAACAAGTAATTAAACATGGGCACCTCAGATAAGTTTGATCCGACCCGGATAGGCGATATTTCGAGGACGCGTGATGCCGCCATGATTCAACAGGTCTGCGTCCGAAATCGGCGAAACAGTCTCGGAAGGAGTGATGTATTTGACCGTGGAGCCCACGTAATCGGTGTAACTCCCCATATCGAAACCCAACTGGGCCTTTTGGCTATTGATGTGCGTAGCAAACAAAATATTGTCGCCAATGCCATTGTCGCCCTGGACCAGCGAGCCTTTTTGCCAAGAGCCCGGCACACGTCCGGGATCGATCAGACCGCCCTCTGCCAGTACCCGTAGAAACTCACCGCGGGCCTCTGGTAATCGGAAGTTTGTGGCTCCGTCCCCCAGGGACCATGCACCGGCACGATCAGCTTCGGAACGCAACATGCCGGACTGTTGCGCGTGGTCCCAGAGCCACGGCCAATCCGAGCGATTGAGTAACGAGCCATTCAAAGCCGCATAGCCACCCGGCAAAACGGAAAGACTGGTCTCGAAGGCAATGTGACCCAGTGACGAGCCGTCTAGGCGTCCGACTGGCCACCAGCTACCCGCTGCGTCACTGCGCAGATGCCACCAGTCTCCCGCCCCCATCAACACCAGAAACGGATAACCGCTGGGTGAAAGGTGAGTGTGAAAACGGATGCGGTCGGAACCCGACGCCTGAACGATCAGGCGGTTGCCGCTGTTATCCATGCGCCGAACAATCACATCGCGTACGCCCAGGCCCGCGTTCGCCGGCGGCAACGTGACCGTCACGGCGCTGGATCCGCCATCGATCAACACCAGGCCCAGCTCCGGGTCGGTCAACGCCTTGGATGCAGTCAGCCGTGTCACTACCGAACGCATCGGACTGGCATTGCCGACAATCGACTGAATGGCTTTGAGCAACTGACCGGTATCGGCCTCGGCGGCTGTCAGCCCGGCGCCGGTAATCACGTTGAGAATCTCTTGCGTCACGCTGTTGCCCCACACCGCCGGAATCAACGATCCCGGCGTTCCCGCCACCGGGTTTTCATCGACGAACCGGCCATTGACCAGGCCGACGCTGGGGACGCTTTTTGGGTAATCCATCGGATGTTCATTCCTCTGAAATGACAAATGAAACGTGGCCGCGCGCGGGTACTCGCAAAGGCTCAAAACGCTTCTGTTTCTGAAAATAAAAAGCCCACCGTGAGGTGGGCTTGGGTGACGCGAGTGCGATTAGGAGGTCGAGTTGGCCGTCAGTTCACGAATGGCCAGCAACGCCTCATCGGCGGCAGTCCGGGCCTGATCCATATGGCCTTTACTTGCATAAGCACGAATCTGGGTCTTGGCTTTCAGGCGCAAGGTGCGCAGAGTCAGCAGGCTGTCGCTGAGCTGGGCGGCCTTGTCGAGAATCTGCTCGGCGGACTGTTTCGCCGAACGGCCCTTAGCAACCCACGCGGCGACGGACAGCGGCACTTCCTTTTTCGGGTAACCGGCGTCCTGAAAGGCCTGAGCGTCGATGGCGGCCTGGGCGTATTCCAGGGCTTTGAGCGGATCGCCGGCCAGTTGAATGCGAATGGCGTCAGCGGTCGCATCGACTCTGGCACACAACTGTTCGGCGGCCTGCTGATCGAGCAGCGCCGCCCTTTCTTCGTTGACCACCCACTGTTCGCCATTCCAGTCATGGGCGGCCGATGGAGCCGGCGGACGTAATTCGCCGTCGATCTGATGCAGTTCCTGAATGACGATCATCGAATGAGCTCCCATTGCAACTGAACGTTCACGGCGTCCCCGAAATTGATCGCGATGCCGACGCTGTAGTCGTTCAGCGGATGACTCTTGATGCCCATGCTCAATAGCAATTCATCGCTGTCGGCGCTGGCCTGCGCCAGGTTGTGCTCAGCCTGATAGGACTGCCACAGAGAACGCAGATTGGCATGGTCGAAACTGGCGGTCAGGGTGGACACGGTGACGTCGTTGACGATGTTGTTGGTGAACACTACACATGGCTGCGCAGTGGTAGGATTCCAGCCGCCCGCATTGTTGGATACACCCGTTGAAACCGGCGACAGGTAGCTGTAGTTGCCGCCTGCCCATCCGGCGCTTGGAAAGGCGACGCTCGTCACGGCAGTCGACGAAGGCGTCGGGTTACCCACGATCAACCGCGCAGCACGAGCATGGGGATCGAGCGGCAAAAACACCGCACCGGTGCCGTTGACGGTCTGCGTCCAAGTCAAACGCGCCCGGTTGTAAATCGAGCGCACTACCGGCACAGAGCCTGGAGCACCGGTGACCACCCAGGCCAGGCACATGTCCAGCACCGAACTCTGGAAACCGCCACCGGCAGCACCTTTGACAGTGCCTTTCAGAGACTCGGGCGTCGCGTCGTAAATCGTCCCGCGCTGCATGTAAAACGTCAGCGCCCCACCCACCACCTGCGCCCGCAGAAAGTAACCCGAACTCGGCAGCAGATCGGCGCTACTCCAGGCCTGAGTGGTGAACGTTCGCGAACGTCCCAACTGCCCCGCCACCACTTCCTGACCGATGCTGACGTAAATGCCCGCCGGCACCGACACTCGTCCGCCGCTGGTCGATGCGGCGGCCGGCGTGATCGGCATCCGGGCGTCAGCCGTGGCCACGGTCGGCAACGGCAACGCGGCCAATGGCAACGCGAGATCCTGATTCCAGCCCTTGGCCGAAACACTCTGAATCGCCTGGAGCAACTGATCGTATTTCTTCTCGTCCGGAGTCAGGTCCCCGGCCGTGATCACGTTAAGAATTTCCTGCGTGACACCGTTACCCCAGTCCGCCGGAATCAACGACCCCGGCGTCCCGGTCAACGGGTTTTCATCGATAAATTTCCCGTTCACCAGACCGGCGCTCGGCACACTCTTCGGATAATCCATTGCGCTACTCCCTAGTCATAGTTGATGTGCACCTTGGTATGCGCCGGCGCCGCGCGGTGGATCAGGCACTCAAGCGCCGATCCCGGATTCACGCCGAAGCGTTCGCCCCAGTAGCTCGCGCCGAAACGCCGGCCGAGCAGCAGCCGGCCGCCGGTGTTGAGCGTCCACATGAACTGCGCTTCCCAGGTGCCCCAGTGCGCCGCGCCGAAACGCGAGCGGCCCATGCGCGGTGCTTCGAGTTCGGTGATGGTGGCGTTGGGGTAACCCTGGCTTTTGGCGATTTCCAGGTAGTAACCGACGGCCTGGCTGCCGACCGCCAGCAAGCGGCGGCGCACGGCGAGGCGACGGTCGTCGAACAGCGGCGTGGCGCCAAGGCATGGGTCGGGCAGGTTCATTACCTGTTCCCAGTCCGGCACCAGTTCGCTGACGCCGGCCGGGTCCATTTCGTTGAGCAGATCAGCGGCGCGAGCGTCGAGGCGCGCCAGTTCGACGGCGACGCCTTGCAGCACTTCTTCGAGTTCCGGCACGCGCTCCGGATCCCACGCCGGACCGCTCGGCAGCAAGGCGCGCAGTTGCGCCTGGTATTGCGCGGCGGTTCTTATGGCAGCCATACGCACCCCCCGAAGGTGAGCAGTTCACTGTCAGCTGCGGCCACGTTCGCCACCGGGGCCGACAGCACGTGATCGGTCTCACCCGCCGCGCTGCTGATCGCTTCGCGGATATGGCTGATCAACAGATCTTCGCCCAGATCGGCTTCACGGTTGTGCAGGTCGCGCAACTGGGTTTCAACAGCGGCGCGCACGGCGGTGGTGTCGGGGGTCAGCTTCAACTGATAGGTCACCGGTTTCTGCACCGGAGGACGCACGTGGACTTCGGCGGTCACCGGGCGCAGCGGTTCGATGTAGGCCTGCACTTCGGCCAGTTGATCGGCATTCGGTACTGGCTGCGGATCATCGTCGCGCATGATGTACACGCCGACGGTGCCCGGTCCGAGGAAGCCACCACGGCACCACGCGCGGGTCACACCCGGCACTTCCAGCGCCCAGGTTTCATAATCGCTGGCCGAACCGCCGTGTGGGATGACGCGATAGGAACGGATCACCCGCGAGCGCAGCGACTCCAGACTTTCCCGCGCCACACCGCCGTTGAGTCCCGGCGCCAGTACGACAAAGCTGTTACTGACCACACCGGTGACTGGCTGCACCGGCGTCAGCGCCAGCCCTGCCTCGGCATTGCCCAGGCTGCCGGCATCCAGCGCCGCGATGGAAGTGCTGTTGACGCCATTGACGGTGGTGCGCGCGGCAGTGACTTTGAAGGTGCGACCGTCGCTCGATTGCAGCAATGTATCGGCGTCCAGCACCGCGCCCGCCGTGGCGTTGAAGCTGACCGTGCCGGTGGCGACCTGCGCCGGTTTGCGCGGCTGGTTCAGGCGCAATGCGGCGATCCGTTCCAGGGTCGATTCATCGGCGGTGTCGGGCAGGATCTGCTCGGCAATCCAGTCGAGGTAGCCGTACAGACCATAAGCGGCGCCGCCGAGTGTGCGGGCCAGGACTTGCGCATCGGACTGGCGCAGCGAATCGCCGGCCAGGTCGCTTTGGGTGCGCTTGATCAGCACCGGCAGCGAAGGGGTTTCAAACGGCATAGATCACCTGCCAACTGTTATCGGGATTGATGTCCAGGCGTTCGCCGTCGGCCAGGGTCAGGACCGTGCGCAGGTTCAGGCGCTGGGCGTCGAGGCGTTCGCTGATGATGTCGATGGCGCTGCAATGGCCGTCGTCGATCAGCCATTGCAAGGCTTCGCGGGCATAGAACTCGGCATCCATCTGGGTCTGCCGGGTCAGCTTGACCCGGCGCAGCAGCCACAGCCGCGAGCCGATGCGATCGTCGGCAACGGTGGGAAAGGTGTCGCCCCACCAGCCGAAACGCTCCTCATCGTCGAGGGCATCGTCGTCGGCGGCGCGGCGCCAGGTGAACAGGCTGATCAGTACGGCTCGGGTCAGCGCGGCGTGGAGGTTCTGACTGAAAAGCATCACTGACCTCCCGCCGGCGCGCCGGTCTGGCCGCTGCCCGCCTGCACGCCAACGTGTACGTGCCTGATTTGACTGATGCCGCCGGCCACTTGATCGTCTTTGGAAACGATCTTGCCGGTCTGGTTGATCACCGGCGTCTCGAAGTTCACGGCGGTGCTGGCGCGGATGTTGAGCGTGGCGGTTTCGATGTCGATGATCCGCCCGCGCTTGAAGTGGATCCTGTCGCCTTCGTCGGTGTAGATCGCCACTTCACCGGCCGCCAGCGACTGCAAGCGATAGCGACGGTCGGCGACCACCAGGGCGATGGCGTGGGAACGGTCGCCGCCGAGGAACGTGACGACGCCTTCGGCACCGGCCAGCGGGTGGCTGGTGAAGCCGTAGGGTTCGAAGTGCTCCATGTCGTCGTTCACTTCACCGGCGGTGAGGCGCATTTGCAGCGATTGCAGCTTGGATGCCGAATTGGCGAGCACGACAGTGCCGCGCGCCAGCAGGCGTGTCAGTAGGCTCATAGGTTTTCCTCTAGAAGTCGGCCAGCCACAGACAAACCCTGTGGGGGCGGCGGTGCGACGGGTCGACTTGCCCGCGATGGCGGTGTGTCAGGCAAAGAAGTGTTTGCGGTAACCACAGCTATCGCGGGCAAGCCCGCTCCCACAGGGTCAGGTGATGCCAGTCTGGCTCGGCGTCAGACTCAGGTTTTTTTCGGGGGAGTCGGGTTCGCGTCGAATGTGTGCGGCGGAGCCACCTGCAGGGTGGTGACCGAGCCTTGCGCCGACAGCGAGTACGTCACCTTGGAGATCAGCATGTCGCCATCGAAACCGAGCACCGGATCCTTGACCTTCACCAGCGTGTTGTGGCGCCACAGGTCGCCGTTGGACTGACGCCAGCCCTGCACCTGATAGGTAGTGGTCAGCGCCCGGCCCATGCGCGTGGCGCTTTCCCACTGGGCCCGTTGCTGGGCCAGTTCGAACGTCAGTTGCGAGCCTTCGTTGATGATCGTGGTGCGCCGACGCTTGAAGCTCAGGTCAGTCGCGCTGGATTCAACCTCGCTGACCGCCGCCCCGCTCTTCTTGTCGTTGCCCTTCTGCTGACCGATCACCCGATACTCGGAGAACACCTGGCTGTGATCCATCGGCGCATTGGCCGAGAGAATGTTCTTGCCCAGCTCCAGCGCATCGCTGGCGCGACCGCCGCTGCCCGGTTTGGCCAGCACCAGCCGGCCCTCGGCATCATCGGTGGAAAACACCCGGTACAGCGAGAGCAGACGGTCGATCGACTGAAACACCGTTTCACCCGGAACGATCGTGTGCTTGCTCAGGCGTGCGGTTTCGGGAATTTCGTTGACCACCATCAACGCGTACTCCATGGCCAGGGCCTGGACGATGTTCAACAGCGATTGATCCTGCCATTGGCCGGGGTTGTTTCGCGCCGAACAATCGACCAGATCCTGGGTTTTGGAACTGCCTTCGATGCTCAGGCTGATTTGCCGCCCGTCATAGCTGATCGGGGCCTTGAACACGTAACCGGTGAGCACCAGATCCTTGCCGATCCGCACTTCGCACGGGTCACCGGCCTTGATCCGCTGATCCACGGTCTGCCCAGGCCATTGCCAGGTGATGTCGAGTTTGAAGGTGCGGAACTGGCGCTCCAGATCCGCGGTGATTTCCACGCTTTTCCAGCCACCGTATTCCATGCTGTTGACGGTCAGCGTCACACGGTTGTCAGTCTCGTTCATGACTCACTCCCTGGAAACCTTGACTTCGTTGGGTGAGAAGCTCGGATGAGATAGACCATTGCGCTGAATGACCTCGGTCACTCGGGTGGCGTCGCCAAACTGCTTGTAGGCCACGACCACAGCCGGAAAGGTTTCCTGGAAGGTTTTGCTGACCAGCCGCACACCGGACGACGCCACAGCCTTGAGGTGCGCGATCAGCGCTTCCTTCACATCGGCGATGGCCTGATAGTGCGCGGGATCGGCCTTGTCCTGGGCCTTTTGCAGCGCTTCGATCAGCTCTTTTTGCAATGTTTGCAGATCATCGGTGACCGGCACTTCCTGACGGCTGACCGGCTGCTTCGACTGCTGGTCCAGCGAAGGTGTCGAATTCAGTTTGACCGGGGTAGACGCCACCGGCATCGAGGCCACCCATTGCGCCACTTTGACGATCAGGGTGTCCTGCACCAGATTGGCCATCGCTTGCGCGGCGGCGTTGGTGTCCTTGCCGGTGGTGATTTTCGGCGCGTCGGCCTTGCGGATGGCTTCGATCTGTTGGGACACGTCGGCAATCACGCCACGGTAGCCTTCCTTCGCGAATTCCTTGAGCTCCTTGATATCGCCGAGCAAGCCCTTGAACTCCGCCGCTACTTCCTTGGGCAGTTCCTTCACGGCCCTGACCAATTCGGTGATCTGCTTGTATTGCGCGATCAGCGGTTTGAGTTGCTCCTTGATCACGTCATAAACGCCGGTGAGGCTGTTGCGCAGATTGGTGATGCCGATCCGCGCCGCCTTGATCAGGATCATCGCCTGTTCGAAGCGCGCCACCGCCGAACCGAGCAAACCGTCGGCCTTGATCAGCAGGACTTTTTGCGTACTGACCGTCGCCGTCGGAAACGGCAGCGGTCGGTCGGGGTAGAACTTCAGGCTGAACGTCACCATCCCGCCGTCCTGGCGGGTGTGGGTCATGTCGCATTCGCCGACCTTGACCTGCAAGCGGCCCAGCCACGGATGCACCAGTTCGCCGCTGCCCTGCTCCAGGGCCTGGAGCAGTTTGTCGCGCTGCTCCAGGCAATCGGCACCGATGATGAACGCCGTCAGGTCGTGAGTCTTGGCCTGTTGACCGAGGTCCTCGAAAAACGGCAGGTCGCGTTGCGGATATTCGTGCAACTGCCCCTTGCGGCCGACCGGGGTTTTCGCCTGGTCGATCCAGAAGCCGACACCGCGAAAGGATGCCGGCAACAAACGGTCACGCCAGTTCATTGGAACCTCCCATGGACAGCGAGCGATAGCCGATGCGCGAACTGAGCGCCAGCCCCGGTTGATTGGTTTGCGGTTGATCGGTACGCAGCCCCGCCGGCGCGTTTTCGAAGCGCACCGTCAGGCCGCCCTCGAGTTGCGTGCGGTTGTTGGCGGCGCTTTGCTGGATCAGGGCGCTGGAGGATTGCGGCAACGAGCCGCCCTGCAACGCACCGCCACCCTCGGGTTTCGGGCTGGCACCGAAGAATGCCGGCGCCAGTTCGCCCTTGCCTTCGGCATTGGTCTGGCGTTGCGCTTCGGTCAGGGTTTCGACCTTGCCGGTGACCTTGGCGATCAGCCCGGCGAAGCCACCGTCGAACAGTTCCTTGATCGGTGCGATGACGGTTTGCAGCTTTTGCCACAGCTCGCCGAACCACTCGGTGATCGGTCCCCAGCTCTCGATGATCTGATCCAGAGGTTTCCATTCGAACAGGCCGTGCAAAAAATCCACGACCGGCGCGGACAGCGCGAGTACAACCCCCCACAGCGCCGAGAAAACCTCACCGATCGGCTGCCAGTACTGTGCAATCTGCTCCAGCGGCGACCACTCGAACAGACCGGTGAAAAAGCCTTTGACCTGTTGCACTGACGCTTGCAGTGCCGTCCAGATCGGTTCGAAGAATCCGACGACACCACCCCAGGCGCTGGTGATCATCTCCATCGGGAAAAAATCGAACAGTGTCCGCAACGTATCCCGGGTGATTTGTACGGCCGATTGCAGCGTCGTCCATACCGGCTGGAAGTACGCAATGACACCGCCCCAGGCGCTGGTGATCATCTGCATGGGCGAGAAGTCGAACAACGACAACAGGAAATCTTTAGCCGGTTGCGCGGCTTTTCGCAGGCCGCTGAACATCGGTTCGAAGAACCTGACAACACCGCCCCATGCACTGTTGATCATCTGCATCGGCGAGAAATCGAACAGGTTTCTGAGAAACGCCATCACCGGCACACTCAAGGCCTTGAGCAATTCCCAGATCGCCGAAAACAGACCGGTCAACGGCCCCCAGTTTTCCAGGATCAGGCCTGCGGGCGACCACGAGAAAACCGACTTGAAGAAGTCGATCACCGGCGCGGTCACGGCCTTGACCTTGTCCCAGACTCCCGAGAAGAAACCGGTGACCGGTTCCCACAACGTCGCCAGTGTCTCCAGCGGCCGCCAGTCGAGCACCGAGCGCAACATCGCCATTGCACTGGCTCCGGCGTTTTTCACGCCCTCCCACAATCCGGTGAAGAACGCGGAAATGGGTGTCCAGTTGGCCACGATCAAACCGGCCGCCACGGCAATACCCATGGCGATCAGCATGATCGGATTGGTCTTGAGCACCATGCTCATCACGTCCATCACCTGGGTCATACCGGTGACGGCGGTCTGCATCGCGGAAAACGCAATCGCCCCCGCTGCCAGGCCTTCGACCAGTTTCGGGTTGTCGGCCAGCAGGCTGCCGACCTGGGTCAGCATCGGTTCCAGCCCGACCACCAATGCGCCCACTGCCGGTATCAGTGCGGCGTCCACCGCAGCGGACACTTTCTCCATGGACGCACTGAACACGTTCATGTTCTGCGCGGCGGCTTTCGGTGTTTCCGGCAGGTCGACGGTTTTCGCCGCCTCGCTGACCTCGGCAAGCTTGCCCTGAAACGCCGCAGCCGATTTGATGCCGTCCACGAACGGCGTAATCACGCTGCCGCCCTTGAACAGACCGCTGATGTCGAGTTTGCCGAGGCCGGTCTGTTCGAGGTTTTTCTTGAAGTCATCGACCCTCACTCGCAGGGCGCCGAGTTTGGGTGACAGTTCGTCGATGCCGGTTAGCAGCACCGACGCTTTAGCTTTGGTTTCTTCTGCCATCACTGCACCTGCTGCATCGCATTGATCCGTTGCGCGTGCTCCAGCGATTCTCGAAGCACATCCAGTGGCCTGGCCATCATCTGTTCGGGGTCAACCTTCCAGAACCAGGCCAGGTCGTAGGCGACCGAAATCAGGTCGGTGATGGCTCCGACGCCGCACTCATGAAAAAACTCGCAACGGCCCAGCTCAGCGCATTGAGGTCAGCCAGGTCCAACTGGTTGACCGACGACGGCGGAATGCCGGCGCACACGGCGATGTATTTGGCCGCCACGTCCATGTCGAGGCTGACCTCTTCGCTCTTGTCGATCTTGTACGGCAGCGCCTTGATCGCTCGCACTTCCTGCACCGTCGGACGGCGCAGGACGAGCTCGGTCAGGGGCTCGCCGTGAGCTTCGATCGCAACTTGAAGCTTCACGGCGCCGCTCATTGCCAGGTCCCCTTGATGCCTTCGAATTTCAGTTCGATGGTGGCGTCATCGCCCTTGGAGACTGGCTCTTCGACCAGGTAGGCACCGGCCAGCACGTAGACTTTGCCGTTGCTGAATTCGCAGGTGACGGTGATGTCGGTGCCTTCGATCAGCTTCTTCAGCGGGAAGTCGGCGGTGTGCAGCGCGGTCACCTTGAACGACGGCGCAACGTCGGTTTCCTTATAGAAACCCGGCACGACGGTTTCGCGTTTGACGGCCATCAGCGGGGCTTCGCAGCCGCCGTTGATGGTCAGTTGTGCACCGTCGACCTTGACGTAGCAGGTGCCTGCAATCAGTTGACCCATGGTGTTACTCCCTTCAAATAAAAAGCCCACGCAAGGTGGGCTGAAATCACAGTGTCAAACGCACCGATCAGGCGACGTCGTCGTACTGCAGACGGAACTGGTTGAGCAATGCGAACACGCGCAGACCGTTGATGTAATCCGGTGGGAACAGCACGTTCACGCGGCTCGGGTCCTGCACGTCGCGCTCGACGATCAAGTGCTCGGCGAACAGCTCGGCGTTTTCCACGTGGCCTTCGAGTTCGAGCTTGGCGTACTGGGCGATCAGCTCACCGCGAATGGTTGCCGGGGTGACGATCGGCTGGCCGGCGCCGAAACGGGTGCCGTCGGAAGCCAGTTTGTGGCGACCGTACTTGCTGGTGATCACGCTTTGCAGACGACGCACGATGAACGCCGACTGGTGCATGGTTTCGCTGTCCAGGTACGAGTTGTCGGCCTGGCCGTAAGCGTTCTTCTGGTAGGTGGTGATCGAGCGCTGGATGCGCACGTAACCGCCTTCGTAGTACGCGGTGGCGATGCCGTAGTTGAGCAGCGACTGACGCTCGGTCAGGGTGAAGCGCTCGCTGGCCGGTGCCGGATCGACGCCTGGCAGGCTGCCGCTTTGGGTCGGACGGCTGGCGTCAGCGGAGATGAACACCGCAGTGCGTGCAGCCAGTGCCGCAGCTTGTACCCACACCGGTTGCGGAACGCCCGGCTCCAGCGCCTGAATGGTCATGTGCTGGTCGTTGCGGGCCTGACCGGCGGCCACCAGCGTGCCGACGGTGCCGCGCTTGGCACTGTAGACGTGACCGAACAGTTGCTTGGCCCACGACCAGCGACCGGTGCTGTCGTCCATCACCGCTTGCCATGTGTTGAGGGTAGCCAGGTCGGACCATGGCAGCGCGATGAACTCGAACGGCTCGTCGCCCAGTGCGGCCACCGCTTCAACCTGGTCAGGCACACCGACGCCGCCGGTCATGGCGGTGATCGCGGTGGTCAGGCCGGCCGGGGTTTCTTCACCGTTGCTCTTGCCCAGGCGATTGAATTGCAGGCTGATGTCGTTACCGCTCTCGCCAGTCCATTTGGCGTTCAGGGTGACGACGCCTTCGGCAGCCGCAGCGCTCACCGGCAAATCGGCGGTGGCGTTGATTTTCTGTGCCAGGGCGGTGGCCGCCTGGGCAGCGGTGGCACCGTTGACGACGGTGGCCTGCACGCGGACGCCGCCGACATACAGGTTGAGCACGCCAGCCTGAGTCGCGGTGCCGGTCAGGGTCACTACGCCTTTGGCGATGGCGCCGGTGGCGTTGTGCAGCGGCAGGCACCAGATCTCACCGATCGGGTCGGCCTTGCGGAAGGTCTCGTACATCGAGGCGAGCATCGAGCCCTGGCCGCCAATGCTCTTGGCCAGTGCCACGCTGGAGACCAGCACCAGTTTGCCGACTTCGCTCGGGGCGATGTTGTCGTTGACCTGCGCCACGATCAGGCGGCGCATGGACGAGGACGCGCTATTGGCGGCCGAGTTGTCCATTTCGGCATAGAACAGCGGTACACGAATGTCCGCAGGAATGTTGCTGAATCCGATCGCCATTATTTGGCTCCCTTTTGTTTGGCTGTTGCGGTTTTGAGGGTGATATCGCCGTCGGCCAGACGCCGGCGCCACCAGGCGCTGTCCAGCACTTCACGGCCTTCCAGTGGCAGCAGGTCGCCGGCTTCCGGGTCCGGCACGGCACGGCCGGCGGCCGGCACTACGGTGATGCGGTTGCTCATGGGGTTACGTCTCCAGAGAAAGTCATTTCCACGCGCCCGTCAGGGCCCGGGCGTTTCAGGTTGGGGTCGGCCGGATCGATCGCATCGACCCGAACGGTGGCCCCGGTAAAGGACGACAAACCGTCCAGTTCACGTTCGTGCCAGCTCTCCGCAGGCTGACTTGGCAGATTGCGGCCCAGCTGGAACTCGGCAAAAAAGCGCAGCCGGTAAAAAGCGCGGCTGGTGTTGATCGAGACCGTTTCGCCGCCGTCATAAACGATGGCGCTGTAGTTGGAGTCGGGTTTGAAACCCACCAGCGCACGCCACAGTTCGGCGCGCAGGTCGTGCAACAGATCCAGCGCTTTTGCGCCGTCCGTGGCGTCGAGCACCAGGATGATTTCGAAGCGGTCGCGGATCGGTTGGCTGGCGGAGTTCTGGGCGGTGCTGGCGCTGGCCAGGTCGGCCTGGGGTAAAACATGAGCCGACGGGGTCGGCAGATTCGGGTCACCTTGCAGCAGCGCCAGGTCGACACCTGTCGCGATATGGCCGGCAAGGCTTGGGCATTGCGCACGCAGCTGCGTGAGGATCGGGGAGATCTTCATGGGGAGCGTTCCAGAGGGATTTTTTTGCTGGGAATGCCTGAACGATCAGGCTTTTGGATCGAGGCTCGTGGCTTCGATGACGCAGCGATAGCTTTCATCGCGCTTGCCGCTGGCAGTCACTTTTTCGATCGACCAACGACCGCGCAGGAAGTCAGGCCAGGTCTCGTCGAGCAACAGCAGGCCTTCGGCAGACAACAGCGGATTGCCCGGGCAGGTGATCTTCACCTTGTATTTTTCCCGCAGCATCTTGCGCACTTCGCCCTCACCGATAGCCTTGGCCTCCTCCTCGCTCTGGCAAGTCTGACGCACGGTCTTGTACGGCTCCTCGCCAGTCAGTACCTCACGCATCACACCTTTGGCGCTATCCCAGAAGCTGGTTTTGCAGCCTTTGGCCTGCGCGCGGGCGGTCTCTTCAAGGGTCGCGCCGATGAACGCGTGATCGCCGGGACGGTTGTTCTCGGTTACCGACAGACGCACGTCCGCCAGTACCTTGCCCGACAGTGAATTCACCTGACCGGGCCGCGCCAGCACATACAACTCGCCCACCGGTTTGGCGATCACTTTGTACTTCTTCGCCAGACGCGTCAGGAAACCCATGTCGGTTTCGTTGGATTGGTCGATGTGATCGATCCTGATCAACGCCAGATCGGGCGCGACCCTGGGTGAAAACCCGTGGCGCGAAACCAGTTGGCGAAACAGTGCACCCAGAGTGGTCGGGCCATGACTCGCCGTCCGCCGCTGTTTGAAGCCGGTCTCGTCGGCGGCGCTGAACGGTGCGGCCGTGGCGACCAGTGTCAGGCGAAACGGGAACAGGGTCGGTGTCAGGCGCGTCATTTTGAACAGGCCTTTATCGACCATTCCCGACTCAAGATAGCCAACCCGAAGACCGATTTTTCCACCCAGTTTTGGCAGGCCATCAAGCCCTTCCAGATCGATCGTCAACGTCAGTTGATCAGACTCTATACCGGCGGCATCGACGTGCTCCCAACTCATCAGGCGCTGGTTGAGCAGCGCCGCGTTGGCCCCATAGATTTCCACGACCGGGGTGAATCCCTGTGCCATGCAGCCTCCTTAATCCCAGGCCGAAACCGGTTTGATTGCGGCGGGTTTCGAGTCGAGTTCCGGCAACACCACCCAGACGCCCGCAGGCAAAACCGGGCCGTGTTCGGCCAGGGTGGGGTTGAGTGTCCACAGGGCTTCTTCGGCGACGTCATCGCTGCGCCCGGTTTCGCGGTAGAGCAACAGATTCACCGAATCACCGGCCACGCTTCGTACCTTACGCATTGTTGAACTCCGCCAGTTCGATGACCCACTTGATGACCATCGCAGTGCCATCGTCGATGACCTCGCTCTGGTTCTCCTGGATGCTGTTGATCCGCCACAGGCCCCAATTGCGACCGATGCCGTCAATCAACGGCAGCGGCGATCTCAGTGCCTGCAGCGCACGCAACTCATCGAGCCGGTTCATCGCCACGGCGTACATCGAGGTACCGGAGATGGTCAGGGTTTCGGGCTTCTGCCCGGTCTGGTGGGACTTGGGTTTGCTGGTCAGGATCGGCAGTTCCGTCCAGCCGCCATCGGACTTTCGCGCCAGCGTGCTGTACGCAAAATCCCGGGACAGGCCGAAGATGAAACTGCCCAGTGCCATTTGTTGTTTCATTGGGCGACTCCATCGGTCAGGGCTGCGTCACGGCGTATGGAGAGGGCATTGCCGGCCACACCTGGGACAAATTGGGACGTGAAGTGCGACTCAAGCACCTGCGAAAGCATCGTGCCGACTTTTTCGGAACTGAGCAGTTCGCTGCCGCTGACATGAACTGAAGGTGCGTAAGTGTATTGCGGGTTTGACGCTTGCATTTGCGTTTGCGCAATGGATACGTCTTTGGCGACCTGTGCCGGCGGTGCCAATTTGTCTTCAGGCGGCGTCGCCAGTTTTTGACCCAGAAAGGACCCGGCTATTCCACCCAGCGTGCCACCAATAAAGGTTCCGATGCCGGGCGCAATGAACGTACCGATCGTAGCGCCAATCGCCGTTCCGGCCAGTTCGCCGGCCGCGCCCTTTACCGCTTTGTCGTCACCTTCGCGCCAGCCTTTCAACCCTGTATAAGCAGCATGAGCAATGGCCAGAGGCGCGCCAACCTTGATGACAGGCAATGCCTTGACAACCGACGGCATGAGCCTGGCCCCCAAACCCTCTGCCAACGACATGACTTTCGCGCCAGCCCCGCTCAGCCGGCTCGGCATGGCGCTTTTGACAACATCGCCAACCATTCTGAATCGGGTGAGCGCATCGTCGAGCATGGGTGCGACTCTGGCCGTCATACCACTCAAGCGACTGCTCTTGCGGGTTACGGAAGCGGTGCCGGACGACCGTGCAGCAGAAGGGGTGCGTCGGCGCGATCCACGCCCCTTCTTCCTGCTTTCGCGACTGTCGCCATCGTTGTCATCACCACCTATCGCATCAGCAATATCCGACGGCAGTCGCGCCGATGCCAGGCGCAATAGTTTCGTGGAAACCACGTCAAGCACCGAGGCCACGCCGGACTTCAAGGCCCCACCCACGAACGGCATGGCTGCCGCGCTGAGCAGAACCAGCCCTGCCGTGAGGGCCGGGAACGTTTCCGCCGCTGCGCTCACACCGTTGACCAGTGAGGTGAGCACGACGGCGGCACCGTCAGCCAAAGGCGCAAGCGCCATGCCGAATGCAGTGGTCAACCGGGTCAGACTTGCGTCCAGAGCATTCCAGCGACCCTGCGAAGTATTGCCGAACGCCTCTGCTGACTTCGCCGCAGCGCCTTCGCCCGCGCCAAGCTCCGTTGTTGCGTACTTGTGCTTGTCGGCTACCAGCGAGAAGGCGTTTTTTACATCGTCCGGTTTCTTCAGCAGCTCGAGAACTCGGGTGTCGTTTTCGCCGCACAGCGTCTTCGTCAGTGCCGCCCGTTCTTGTATAGGCTGCTTGTCAAGTGCAGCAAGTACCGAGTTGATGACAGCAGGCGCATCCTTCCTCATACCCTCAGACAGCGATTGAGGATCAAGCCCTAACTGAGCCAAGGCTGTTCGCTGCTCAGTCGATACCGCCCCGCCTTTGGCCAGCATCGAGGTGATGCCTTTCAGGGCAGTGCTGGCGCTCTCCTTGTCCGCACCACTATTGAGAAGCGCCGCCGCCAATGCAGCGACCTGTTCGGGAGTCAATCCAGCGGCAATCGCACTCTCGCCGGAACGTTGCACCACCGAACCGATGTCTGCGGCCTTGGCATCCAGACCGCTATTGCCGAGGTAGGTCGTTGCATCCGCAAGATCCTGGCTTTGATACTGATCCAGCTTCAGCGAGGAGCGCCACGCGGCGAGCATTTCGCCAGCCGCCTTGACGTCCATCCTGAATGCCGATGCGTTGATTGCGGCATCATGGGAGAACCACTTCAGTTCGTTCGCCCGCTGGTCACCTTTGGCACCATCGGCAATGCCGGATCTGGCTCCGGCAAGCTGCACTTGCAACAGATCCGCATTGGTCGCACCACTGGCGGATATCTGTTTCTCGCTGGCGAGTTCCAGAGTGCTCTGCGAGTGCGCTTGAAGCTGATCATGGCTCAGCTTGAGCAACTGATTGAGTTCGACAAGCGCCGTCTCATTGGCCATGGCTGGTTGCATGAGCTTTGGAGGTGGACGCTGCTCGATCTCGGCCTTGAGTTTTGACTTTGGTTCGGCGCTTGCAGCCGGGGATGCAGCACTCACCTTGAACAGCGATTGCTGATTGGCCAACAGCTCTCGAAGCTTGATCTGCTCCTGGGTCAGCAAGCGGATATCCGCGCTCGCCAGCGCCATTGTCAGGTTCAAGTCCTGCAGCGGTTTGCCAAGGCTATCGGACAGCTTTAACCCGGATGCTGCGTTGCCACTCTCATTGGCGTATGTGAGCGCAAATTTGCTCTCTGCCATGCCGCTCTACTCCTGTTTCACGCCAAGGCGAGTGATCGCTATGTCGTAGCGGCGCAACGCCTTTTCGGCGTCCCACTCCAGAATTTCCGCCTCACTTACCGGGTAAATGAGCGGCACGATATCGAGGATTACTTCGATGTCGCGTTCTGAAAGAAGGCCGCCGGCTGGTTTAAAAAATCGTCGATGCGCACCTGCAATTGCGTCCAGTCAGGGACGGTCATCTGGGCCAGATCGGGGATCATCAGGCCGGTGCAATGGGCGGTGATGAACTCGGCGCGTTCCTTGGCCGTTTTCAGTTTCTTCATCACTTTGGTGGCCCGCAGCGCCGGCATTTCCAGGCTCAGCGAGGTCACGGTGCGGCCGGTGACGGCAAGCGGTTGCAGCAGTTGCACCTGGTCGGGATCGTCGGATTTCTCCGCATCTTCGACCTGGTCGAGAAAGTACGACGCCGGACGGGTCGACATCTCGTGTACGTACTGCGCGATCGTCACGTAGTCCGGACGCTTGAGCTGGTCGAGTTCCTTGACCGACAAGCCGGTGGCCAGCAGCGCCAGTTCGAAGAACTGGTCGTCCTCATCGTCGCCGGCGCGTTCCAGCGCTTCTTTCTGGGCGGCGTAGAACAGCGGCTTGAGCTGGATCGATTCGATCTGCGAGCCGTCGTCACCGGTGATCGGCGACAACAGGTCATGCTTGGGTGGCATCCACGACATGTATGAATTCCTTGGTGATTCTTGAAGGGTGTTGCAGTCCCTTGTGGGAGCGGGGTTTGCCCGCTCCCACAGGGTTTTGTGATTGCCTTTGGCCGAGGCTTACGGCATCAGCACCGCACGACGGGCATCACCGAGGATGTCGACGCCGTTGAGGACAAATTTCTGGGTGCGCACGTCGATGTCGATCACCGGCACGCCGTTTTCCAGGCGGTTGTAAGTGCGGCAGGAGAGTTCCAGGTTGGTCTTGGGCTTCTCACCCATCTTCACCGCGGTCTCCTCGAGGGATTTCAGCTTGCCGCCGACCGTGTGGTAGGTGAACCAGGTGTTGCCGTCCTGATCCTGACCGGCTTCACGCACGTTCAGCAGGATGTCGTCACCCAGCTTCACACCCAGTGCGAGCATGACTTCGGTGCCCATGCCTTGCAGGGTCAACTTGGCATTGAGCGCTTTACCGCCCTTGGCCATTTCTTCGACGATGAAACGGCCGCCACGCATCTCTTCCACATCGAATTCGATCTTCGGCGGAGTGAATTCCTCCACGGTCGCCGACAGCGGCAGGCCTTGCAGGGTGGCCGCGATGGCCTGTCTTACGCGGTTGGTAAACATTAGAGAACGTCCTCCAGGAACTGCTCGATGATTTCATCGCGGGCGTTGAGTTGATAAACCATGTGTTCGTTCGGCGCGTAGCGGCCGTAGTCGATGACCACATACCAGGTGCCGTTCTTGTACTTCTCGACGCTGTTGAGTTCCGGGTGCAGATACACGCTGCCGCCGGGAATGGTTTCGTCGGCGACCAGGGTCTGCAGCCAGTCGTTGATGCGTTTGACTTCCTGATCCATGAACGACTTGGTCAGGTTCTTGGCCATGGCTTTCTGGCCGGCCTTCACCAGCTTGCGGCTGATGGCGTCCTCCAGACCGACGTAGCTGATGAACTTGCCGGTAATCGAGCGGTTGCCCAGCAGCGAGAAGCCGCCAAGGATGGTGCGGGCGTAGTAGCTGACGCCGTAGCGGTTGAGCAGATCGCCTTCAGTGGAGGTGTCGAGGATGTTGTACTCAACAACCCGCGACACGTCTTCAGCGTAGGTCACCTGGTTACCCGGGCTTTCCCATTGCTTGACCTTGGCCAGCGCGGCGATTGCCAGGCTGGACGGCGCGAGGAAGACGTTTTTCTTCGCGGCTTTCGAGTACACGGCCGGCATGTTGTGCACCACCAGGCAACGGTCGAAACCCAGATCCGCGCCGCCCAGTTCCTGGCTGTACAGCACCTGGTCAGCAACCGAGACATCCTTGCCGTCCAGCACCACACGGGCCTTGATGCGCTTTCCGAACGAGGCGAACTCGCTGGCCACTGCCTTGGTGCCGGTGAAGCCTGGCGCGCCGATGATGGTCAGGTCTTCCGGGACACTGCCCAGCGCAGCCAGACCGAGCTTGCGGCCGGTCACTGGCTCGATGCCGCCGATCACTGCGTTGACGGTATCGCTTGGGGTGGCGCCCGCTTCGACGATCACCACATACACCGGCACCTTGACCACTTTGAGGATCTGGTAAACGGCGTGGTACAGGGTGCCCTCTTCCGCACCGGTCGGATCGAGCAGCGCGTGAGTGGTGAAGCTGTTGATGCGAAACGGTGCGTTGCGCGGAATCAGCGGATCGGCTTTCGGCGCGGTGCCGACCAGACCGATGACGTTGTCACCCAGGCCACCCATGGCCTCGGGGGATTCGGTGGCATTGACGGTAATGCCGTTGTGCTCGAAGTTCAGAACCTCAGCCATAGTCAGTCAGCCTTCTTGGCAGCGGCCTTCACGGCCTTGGTGGTAGATGTTTTCAGCTCCAGTCGACCGGCGCTGTGCAGGGCACTGGCCTCGACGTCGAGCAGATCAAGTTCCTGGCCGACACTCGACCAGTGCCCACCGCCGGTGGGGAATGGAACGAGCACGGTGTAGGTTTGGCGGGTTGCCATTTTTCGTTTCTCCATAAACGGGAAAGCCCCTCGTTGGGAGGGGCTTGATGGGTGTTGAGTGTTTTTTGGGGGAAAGAAAACGCCCCAGTATGCGGGGCGTTTATTTGAGATCTGCGGTATCAGCAGACGATGAGTCCGGCCAACCCTCGGCAAGCATTTCGTCGTGGTACTCGCCTGTCTCGATTGCGCGTAACAACGTCAGCTCCCGGTCAAAGCAAGCCTGGACGTGCGCCCGTACTGCCTTCGCGATATCGATGATTTGCGCAGCGCCAATCTCGACGAATCCTTTCGTTGTTTTGAAATTGCAGCGGTATTCAGGATCGAAAATGGCTGAGAGCCCCATGCTTGCGATCAGCGCCTGGCTGTCGCGGGTTGTCTCGATTTGCAGGCTGCCGACGACAATGCCGACGCCCTCCCGAGCGAAGCGCTCAGCCGCCACAGCGGCCTTGAGTTCATCCAGCGAGACCACCGGAACGCCTTCTGGCGCAAAACGCTCGCCGTCGTACAGCCAACCCTCTTCGACCTCGCCGGGGCATTCGATCCAATTCATATCCGGGTGAAACATCGTCTTTATGTCGCCGTCGGTTTCGAACAACTGAACGGCCTTACCCATGTAAAGAAGGGCGTATTTTTTCATCAGGCGTATTCCTCGAAAATCACAACACCGCCAGCGCCCGGTGCGCCGTTGCGCGCTGCCATAGATGGGCCGTTGGCCACACCACCACCACCGCCCCCGTATCCCGTACCGTTCTGAATCGAAGCGCCGATACCGTACCCACTTCCCCCTGCACCAAGTGGTCCGCTACCGCCATGACCAGCCAGAGTCGACCCATTGACGGATATACCGGGATATCCAGGCGCACCAGGCATGTTGAGTAAATTGCCTCCAGAGGATGGCGCCCCCGGATAGCCGCCCACGTACAAGGCATAACCTACCGTCGATACAGCAATAGAAAAGATTGACCCCAGACCGCCCGGGGCAGACAACAGTGCCCCCACCGAGGTGGCGCCGCCTGTGCCGCCACTGGTTCCAGTTGTGCCTGAAGCCAATCCAGCGATCCCTGCAAGACCTACGATGACCGACTGACTCGCGCCAATTTCCTCCGCCGTCAGTAGCGCCTCCGCATAGCTGCCAGCCGCGCCACCACCGGACGCAGAGACTTGGCCAGATGCCGTAGCAGATGCACCGCCAGATCCTGCTCCGCCTCCCACGATCCGAATCCGAACCTTTTTCATCCCGGGCGACGGAACGTAGGTCCCGTTAGCCGTAAACTTCTGAATATTCAGAAGGCGACCAAACTCGTTTTTAATCACTCGCTGCTCAAGCGAGGCGATATCAATCGTTCCCTGGTTAACCGGTGTGTTCCAAGCCTTGATGCACCACATCACCGCCAAGTTGCGCGGACGTGTGCCGCCAAAGGCTAATTGATCGCTGTTAACAACTGTCGAGCTGGCATTGATAACCGACACGGTGTACTGGGCGCCCGGATAGTCCGCAACGTTGACGGCGTCGTATCCCATGTCCAACAAAGCCGTGTCAGGCGACGACGAAGCGTTCCTGTCCGATACCGTCGATATCGATGAGCCGATATCAAATACGTGTTCAGATGCCTTTTGCCAGCTACCAATCGTTCGGCCAGCATCAACACCACGCCCATGATCCCAACCACGCAGGAACTCACCACGCGTATCCGGTAGCCGCGTATAGCTCGCGTCGTCACCGACGATGTTGAATTTCTTGTTCAGGTACGTCGCAAGATGCGGATAGAGCGCGTCCTGAAACAGACTGCCGTTCGCTTCCAGATAGCCAGGAGGCACTACACCAGCCGGGAACGGCATCAAGGCGCCCACCGGTACCGCCGATTTCATTTTTTCCAGCTCGGCGGTAAGCGCGGCAACGTCGATGTTTCCCTGATTGACCGGAGCGTTCCAGGCTTTGATGCACCACATGACGGCGATGTTGCGGGGGCGAGTTTCAATTCCCCCTGAGTTAACGGTCGTAGTTGGGGAGGTCAGGTTGTTGGAGTCAGGCCCTGAAGTAGACAAAAAACCGCCTGTAACGGGAGGTGTCACTACTCCGTTCACAATACCCGCTGCAGTCCCCCCGAAAGGGTCAATATTCGCAGCTACGTCATCAAAATACCTGTGACTGTGGCTCTTGAAATCATCGGCCTGAAAACTGCCGAGTTGACGCCCCGCGTCCACACCCCGCCCATGATCCCAACCGCGCAAGAACTCCCCACGCGCCTCAGGCAACCGGAAATTCCCGACACCCTCATCCCCCTTGTTGAACTTGCCGCCCAGATAGGCGCTCAAGTCCGGGTAGGTCGCGCTGCTCTTGACGCTGTTGTCCAGCTCCAGAAAGCCCGGTGGCGGTGTATCAACGGGGAAGGCAACAATCGAACCCACCGGCAACGCCGACGCCTTGGCAATCAACGCTTCGACTTCAGCCTTGGTGTACGAATCCTTGATGCCAAAACCGGCCAGCGTGTCGGGATTCGAGCCGGCCGTCGCGCGGCCGTATTCGTCGACGCTCAGACTCTTGTAAGTCCCAGCGGTAATGCCCGTGCGCCCTGCCAGCATCTTGAATGTCAGCGCAGTAGTGCCAAGAGTGATCGGCGCGTTGGTGGTCAGGTGCCACAGCGAATCGCCGTTGAGCGTGCCCTCTTCCACCATCACCGTCAGGCCCGGCGTGACCTTGGCGCTGACGTTGGCATCGTTGGCCCGAACCCAGTCACCGTTGGCGACGATCCACAGGCCGTTGTCTTTGGCCAGGGTCTGGTTCGGCAACAGCACGCGGTCGCCGGCAATCACGGCAACGCCGTCAATCTGCTGCGCACCGTTCAACACCACGTTGGCGGGGGCGGCGACGCGCACCGACTGCTTGCCGTCGAGTTTGCCGAGTTCTTCGGCGAGGTAGCTCATGACCCAGGCGCGGGTGGCCTTGACCACGGTGTCATCAATCTGCAGCGTCACCAGCGAGGCATTGCTGGTCTCGAAAATCGAGCGGATGTAGAACTCTTTGCCCGAGCCCGACGTGGCCAGTACCGGTTTGAACGACTCCGGGTATTTGACGATGGCGTAGAGAATGCCGGTGTCGGTCCACAGACCGGCTTCACGCACGTACCAACCGCCGACGTCCGGCGGAATGGTGACTTCGGCGAGCAGCCAGCTCGGATTCTTCTCGTCCTGGAACAGCGCATTGAGCGGTCCGCGCCAGACTTCGCGTTTCAGCGCGGTAGCCGTCGCGGCCGGGTTGTAGACCGCGCCGCCGCCATCGCCGACGGAAATCTGCGTCAGCTTGATCGGCAGGCCCGCAGCCTTGCACGCCGTTTCGTAGGCAATCCCTGCGTTGGTGAGCAGGGTGTAATAGTCAGCCATTCAGGCCCCCTGAGGATAAATAGTGGATGTTTCGACGGTGTACAGAGCGGCCGCCATGAAGGCCTCGCCGGATGTCTCGAGCCCTTCGAGGAACACCGGATAGACCGTGGTCAGTTCGCCGCAAAAGGTCGCGGCGCCGATGACGTGATTGCCGAAGGCGCTGAGGCCGACCGACACCGACAGCACGTCCCGCTCGCTCTTGGCATCAGCCAGGCGTCGGTCGAGACGGGCGTCGATTTCTTCGCTGTAGGGTTGTTCGCTGAAGGCCCGCACGGAAAAGCTGTAAGGCTCGCCGGGCGGGGTCTGTTCGTACCAGGCGCGAATCTCGGGCCTGAGCTGCAAACCCTTGGCGGCGTTTTCCAGCGCCTTGCGAGTGCCGGCCTGGCGCGCGGTGGGCCAGGCCAGTTCGACGGTCAGGCGCTTTTCCGCTTCCGGTGCGTCGGTGCTCCATTCGGCCACTCCACGATCCGCGGCGAGATACGGCAGAAACGCGACGGGCGTAGAGGCAGGATTCATCAGTTCGGGAAACGGCGGCGCGATGCGATCAAGCAACGCGCCGAAGCCGATATCGAGCGCCCGTTCCAGCGCCGAGCTGTTGGCCGGCAGCAGAGTCGGACGCGGTGTCTGATCCGTCATAGCGTCTGCACCTCGACTTCGACTGCCGTGCAGTACGGCGCTTGAAACGCCGAGCACACAATGGGCGCCAGCGGTTCAAGGATCTGCAATTGCACGGCGCCGGCGCTGTGCAGCGTGTAGTCGATCCAGCTCGGATCGACCCGGCCTTCCAGGCGATGGCAACTGTCGGCGTAGGCTTGCAGATGTTGCTCGGCGGCGACCTTGGTCAGGCCCGAATCCGGGCCGGAATTGATCTTTGCCACGACGCGGATTGTGTAGCGCTGAATCTCGGCACCTTTGACCGTGACTTTGTCGGTTTCCGGACAAACATCGGGCCGGGCAAAGTGTTGGCGTACACCTTCGAGCAACGTCGCGGATGGCGTACCGTCGCCTTCGCGGGCAAGCACGGTGACTTGCACTTCACCCGGCGCGGTACGACGGCCATTACCGTCCTTGACCTGCGCGGCGAGGCCATCCGGGTCGAAGGTGTAAGTGACGTTTACCACGCCCGTATCGGTGGATTCGACTTTCACCGCCGGCCGCTCGCCGAGGGTGAACACCTCGCGACGGTACTGCATCCGCGAGCCGGCGGCCGGAGCGTGGGGCGCTAGGTAATAGCGCAACCGGGCGTCATCGTCGCTCTCGTAAATCGCGGGCACCGGCGGGAATGCCGCCGCGTCGCCCGGATCGAGCAATTGGCGCTCCAGGCCCATGTCCGCGAGCCGCGCATCAAGGTTGCTGCCGGTGGCCCACCACGCCAGCATCTGCTTGATCCGGGCGTTGTATTTGCGTTCATGGGTTTGCAAGCGAACGCAGAAAGCCTCGAGGGCCAACGTCAGCAACTCGCTTTCGTTGTCCAGGCTGGTCTTGAGTTTTTCCGCGCTCTGCGGCGAGCGTGCGCCGACGTACTCGATGACGAAAGTCTTGAACTCGGCGAGCAGATCCTCGAAGGCATCGACCTTGATCAAGGAGGGTTCGGCCAACTGGTTCTGGCCGGGGATCAACATGCTCATGTCACGACCTCGAAAGTCTGTTGGCGGTTTTTCCAGGTGCCGGCAAACCGCAGCAACAGACCGGCGCCCTGTCGGGTGGCGACGATCACAGCGGGCTGGAAATCGCCGATGCCGTTTTGCGGGTTGTAGAACGCCTGGGCTGCGTGGCTCTGGGCGAGCAACAGAACGTCGTCGCCCAGGTTTTGCCCCAGCAACGTGGGGATCAACGAACCATAAAGGGGCCTTTTTTGCCGGGTGCCCAGCGGCGTGGTCAGGGCCCGGGTCGCGCGCTGCACGAATTGCAGCCAGTCGTCGACCGTGGCCCCGCTGTCTCTATCGATTCCGATCATGGGAAGCTCTTGATTCAGGGGCTGATGACGCGGCCCTGGTGATCCACCAACGGGCCGCTGAAGTGCACGCCCGAGGCGTCGATGGTCAGGCCGACCGAGCCCAGTTGCAGGGTGATCGCTTGCGGGGTCATCGCCAGCCGTGCCGGGCCGATGCTCAGTTCAAGCGATTCGCGAGAGCCGCTGAAGGCTGCCGGACCGTTTTGCCAGTGCAGGGTGTGCGTGGCGTCGTCGTAGCCGCTTTCGCTGCCGTCCTGATGAACACGACGCGTCAGCGTCGGTACGGTGGAGGCCGGTGGAAAACGGTCACTGTTCAGGCCGAACAACGCCACGCTCTGCGCACCGCTTTCGCCGCTGCCGTAGTTGAACAGCAGACACTGCTCACCCACCGTCGGGATCCGCGACTCGCTCTGCGCGCCGGCGCTGGGGTTGAAGAATTTGATGGCCGGGGTGAGCAGTCCACCGTGGCTGACCCGGCAGGTGTTGCTCGCGGCATCGACGTCCTGGCAGATGCCGATGCGGCAATAACTCTCGGCGCGCCGGTGCAGGTCGTCGATCTCGGCGTCCATTTCCGCCAGGCGTTCGATGATCGGGCCCAGTTGCATTCGCAGTAACGCGTCGAACATCGGTCAGGCCTCCAGCGAGGTGTATTGGTCGGGGTCGTCGATGTCGCTGACTTCCCAGGTGCGGGCGAATTTCGGCGTGCCGAGCGGGTCGTCGAGCAGGGTCGGGCCCAGGTAAAGGGTCTGATTGAACGACAGCGTCCAGGCTTTGTTTGGCTGGTCGGCGCGGATGAGCAATGACGGCATTCCATCGATGTTCATCGGCAGATCGCATTGATCGCCGGACAGGCCCCAGCGGTTGTCGGTGACCAGGTTCTTCAGGGTGGCAATGAGATCGCACGCGGCAAACGCTGTAGCGGAAACCGCCGGAATCACTTGCAGCGTCAACGTGAGCACATGAGCAATGCGCCCGTTGGCGGCGCGCTCTCCCGGTGCATTTCGCTCGATGTCGATCAGCACCCAGGCTTTGTCGCCGGGGGCCGTGAAGTCATCGTGATGACCGACCTGCACATTCAGATCGACGCTGTTACGCAAGGCTGTGGCGATTGCCGTGAACAGCTGCGAAGGCTGCTGGATCGGTGTGGGCATGCTTGACCTCCTTTTCTGATGTCCACGCGAAGTCCCGCCGCACAGCGTGCAGCGAGACAGGAAAGTGAGGGGTTATTGCGGATCGCGCGGGGGAACTTCGCAGACGCCGATGCGCTTGGCCGCCCAGCGTTCGTAAAGACCGATGGCCACGTCGGCGCCTGCCATGGCGGTCAGGCAACCGAACGCGCCAGCGGCCCAGATCGACAAGCCTGCGGCGTATAGCAGCATGATCGCCGACACGCCGCAGATCATGCAGGCGCCAGAGCGCAGGGCCAGCCGCCGCAGCAAAGGCCAGCCACGGGCGCCATCCTTGTCGGCGCGCCACATTTCGCCGGAAACCCCGCCGGCCACGGCAAGGAGGATGACCAGCCAGACAGGCATGTCCGCCAACGCTTGTTGCTCGTTTGTCATGTCACGCCTCCGTAGGTGATTGATTAGTCTTGTGTATTGAGTTCAAACGGTTTCTCTCGAGGCGGGCATTCCAAAAAGCCCGGCGCTGAGGCCGGGCTTTTCAGTAGTGCGCTCCTGATGCAACGGTTGGCCGATGCGACCGGATCAGAACGGTGCCACCGGCCAGGTAACTGTGTACGGATAGCCGGACTGTTTCGACATATCGCCCAGATCAATGCAGTACTGCTTGTAAGCCAGCAACTGAGTCTGGTCTTCAGGTGTGGCAACGCTGAGGTCGACTTTGTATTGCAGCGGATGTACCAACAGCCACTTGCTGGCAGCTGTCAGCAATTCAAGAGCGGTCTGGGCCACATCTTTTTCGAGGTCCTGGACGGTTGGCTCACTGAAGACCCAGTCAACATAATTTGTAGTTGTCGCTTTCCATCCCACCTGAACGGCGGTGTTTGCGGTGATCTCAACCCACAAACCATCCCCGTCCGTTGGGGCTACTTCAGCGTCCACAATCTGCGTGACTTTGTTGAACGGCTTCGAATAATCGGTTTTAACCAACGCATAGCGATTCATCTACTTCTCCCTTTAATAGTTACTGGCGAATATCGCCCTTGGTTCTGCTCTCCTGAACGTACGCACCATTGTCTAGAGCGGAGTAAATATCAGGCAGGCATTCCAAAAAGCCCGGCAACTCGCCGGGCTTTTCAGTAATGCGCTCCTTCGCCTTCCTTCAATCCTGTGCTCGTGAAGGAAGCTGACTTTTCGGCGCTACTGGCGCGGTACGAGTCCATTCAAATTGTTTTTCCGACCGCGGTCCCTGCCCGCCGGATAACTGCTTCTGGTGCTTTACGCTGCACACCCGGGTCAGTTGCCAACCCTCTGAACCGTTGAGGCCGGTTCATCGCTGCCTGTTCTTGTGGAACTAAAGAGCTGTTGTTGCCAGCCGCTTTGTCGAGCGGCTTGGTGGCAAGAATATGCATGGATGCATATACAGTCAATGCGTAAATGCATTTATTTATGCACAAGAAATGCGCGGATGCATGAAAGCCCCGCCGTTCAAGGGTTGGCCGGTTTTCTACAGGCGAAAAAAAACCCGCAGAGGCGGGTTTTGTCAGAAAGGAATCAGGTTACCGGGCGTACATGCCCCACCAGAAGACGTGACCGAGGATGACGATCTGCTCTTCCTGCATATCCTGGAAGCTGTAGTCCTCGTCCGGGTGTTCATCGCGATTGAAGCTGCGCAGACGGATACCGGTAGGCAGGCGATAGAGCTGCTTCACTCGCAATTGACCGTTGTGGTTGATCGCATAAAGATCGCCATCGATGATGTCGCCGATCCCGCACTTGCCGGCGTTGACCCCGACCGTGGCGCCGTCGCGCAGCACCGGCAACATGCTGTTGCCGCGTACCGTCACGCATTTGGCCTGATCGAACTGCACACCGTTATGGCGCAGGCTGCGCTTGCCGAAGCGCAGGCTGGAGCGTTCGCTCTCTTCGATGACGAATCTTCCTGATCCAGCAGCCAATTCAACCTCGCGAAGAAAGGGCACCGACACCTCGTCGTCATCGACTGGCGTGTCGTCGTCCCACAGGCTTATGTCCTTGAGTTCGGAATGCAACTCGTCGCGTCCGGCGTTGGCGGCGGGCGCAACGTCCGCGCGCCCGCGCAACTGATCGGTGCTCACGGCAAAGTATTCGGCGATCTTCGAGATGTGTTTATCCGAAGGATCGACGATCTTCCCGCTGAGAATCCGCGAGAGCGTGGATTGAGGCACGCCGGTGCGACGGTGGAGCTCCGTGGGGGAGATCCCGTGCTGGTCGAGCAGTGCTCTTAAGACGGTAGATACGTTGCGTTTTTGCATAACGCGCATAGTGCTTGAAGTTTTTCGCGAAGACAAATGCTGATTTGCATAAATCGTGCATAGTCGACCTTTTCAAGCCAGATAGCTGTCACCCGGCCGCGATGCCTGCGTCCGACAGACCGCCCATGGTAACCTTGCGCCCATCGCGGAAATGCCCGGCCACTGCCGCGCTTTTGCCCCACACCTTTGAACGAGTTGCCTGACAATCCGATGAATAAAGCCGTCTCCGACCTGTCCTCCCACACTCCGATGATGCAGCAGTACTGGCGCCTGAAGAATCAGCACCCGGACCAGCTGATGTTCTACCGCATGGGCGACTTCTACGAGATCTTCTACGAAGACGCGAAGAAGGCGGCCAAGTTGCTGGACATCACCCTGACCGCGCGCGGGCAGTCGGCAGGTCAGGCGATTCCGATGTGCGGGATTCCGTATCACGCGGCGGAAGGCTACCTGGCGAAGCTGGTCAAGCTCGGCGAATCGGTGGTGATCTGCGAGCAGGTCGGCGACCCGGCCACCAGCAAAGGTCCGGTGGAGCGCCAAGTGGTGCGGATCATCACCCCGGGCACCGTCAGCGACGAGGCGTTGCTGGATGAGCGTCGCGACAACCTGATCGCGGCGGTGCTGGGCGACGAGCGTCTGTTCGGTCTGGCGGTGCTGGACATCACCAGCGGCAACTTCACCGTGCTTGAGATCAAGGGCTGGGAAAACCTGCTGGCGGAGCTTGAGCGGGTCAACCCGGTCGAGTTGCTGATCCCGGATGACTGGCCAAAGGATCTGCCGGCGGAAAAACGCCGTGGGGTACGTCGTCGCGCACCGTGGGATTTCGAGCGCGACTCGGCGCTGAAAAGTCTCTGTCAGCAATTCTCCACCCAGGATCTGAAAGGCTTTGGCTGCGAAACCCTGACCCTGGCGATCGGCGCCGCCGGTTGCCTGCTGGCATACGCCAAAGAAACCCAGCGCACCGCCCTGCCCCACCTGCGCAGCCTGCGCCATGAACGGCTGGACGACACCGTGGTGCTGGACGGCGCCAGCCGCCGTAACCTTGAACTTGATACCAACCTGGCCGGTGGCCGCGACAACACCCTGCAATCGGTGGTCGACCGTTGCCAGACCGCCATGGGCAGCCGCTTGCTGACCCGTTGGCTCAATCGTCCGCTGCGCGACCTGACCGTGCTGCTGGCTCGCCAGACCTCGATCACTTGCCTGCTCGACCGCTATCGCTTTGAAAACCTGCAACCGCAGCTCAAGGAAATCGGCGACATCGAGCGGATCCTGGCGCGGATCGGCTTGCGCAATGCCCGCCCTCGCGATCTTGCCCGCCTGCGTGATGCACTCGGTGCGCTGCCTGAACTGCAAGCGGCGATGACCGATCTGGAAGCACCGCACCTGCAACGTCTGGCGTCCACCACCAGCACCTACCCGGAACTGGCGGCGCTGCTGGAAAAAGCCATCATCGACAATCCGCCGGCGGTCATCCGTGACGGCGGCGTGCTGAAGACCGGTTACGACAGCGAGCTCGACGAGCTGCAATCGCTGAGTGAGAACGCCGGCCAGTTCCTGATCGATCTGGAAGCCCGGGAAAAGGCGCGCACTGGCCTCGCCAACCTGAAAGTCGGCTACAACCGCATCCACGGTTACTTCATCGAACTGCCGAGCAAGCAGGCTGAATCGGCGCCGGCAGACTACATCCGCCGTCAGACCCTTAAAGGTGCCGAGCGCTTCATCACACCAGAACTGAAAGAGTTCGAAGACAAGGCGCTGTCGGCCAAGAGCCGCGCTCTGGCTCGCGAGAAGATGCTCTACGAGGCGTTGCTGGAAGATCTGATCAGCCAATTGCCGCCGCTGCAGGACACCGCTGGCGCGCTGGCCGAACTGGACGTACTGAGCAACCTCGCCGAGCGTGCGCTGAATCTCGACCTGAATTGCCCGACCTTCGTCAGCGAACCGTGCATGCGCATTTCCCAGGGTCGTCACCCGGTGGTCGAGCAAGTGCTGACCACGCCGTTCGTGGCCAACGACCTTAGCCTCGATGACAACACTCGCATGCTGGTGATCACCGGCCCGAACATGGGCGGTAAATCCACTTATATGCGCCAGACTGCACTGATCGTGCTGCTGGCACACATCGGCAGCTTCGTGCCGGCCGCCAGCTGCGAACTGTCGCTGGTGGACCGGATCTTCACCCGGATCGGTTCCAGCGATGACCTCGCCGGTGGTCGCTCGACCTTCATGGTGGAAATGAGCGAAACCGCGAACATCCTGCACAACGCCACCGAGCGCAGCCTGGTGCTGATGGACGAAGTCGGTCGCGGCACCAGCACTTTCGACGGTTTGTCGCTGGCATGGGCGGCGGCTGAGCGACTGGCTCAGCTGCGTGCCTATACTCTGTTTGCGACGCACTATTTCGAACTGACCGTGTTACCGGAGGCCGAACCGTTGGTGGCCAACGTGCACCTCAATGCGACCGAGCACAACGAACGCATCGTGTTCCTGCACCATGTGTTGCCAGGCCCAGCCAGCCAAAGCTACGGTTTGGCTGTGGCGCAACTGGCCGGTGTACCGAGCGAAGTCATCTTGCGTGCTCGCGAGCATCTGAGCCGCCTGGAAGACACCGCACTGCCCCATGAAGCGCCGAAGCCGGCAGCCAAGGGCAAACCGGCGACGCCGCAGCAGAGCGATATGTTTGCCAGCCTTCCGCATCCGGTGCTGGATGAATTGGCCAAACTGGATCTGGATGACGTCACGCCGCGTCGTGCACTCGAAATGCTCTATGCACTAAAGAACCGGATATAA